ATCTCCACTGCTGTCATTACTATGTATCCATCCATCTAGTGTTTTCACATCAATATTATCACAAGGGTCGTCATCTGTAGGAATGTCTGACACTTTGCAATGCTCCTTCTATACGTGATGGGTAATCACCCATATAAGTACCTGCTTCTAGCATATCTTTGCTTAGATAGTCTTTATGTATATGTTCTATTTCGTCCCAGTCTTTCAAAATCTTTTTAGCTAATAAATCAAAATCCCTGTCTTCTAAGATTGGGTCATCCTCTATGTAGTATGCATACGCCGCCATGAGATACCACGGCACTGACATATTGATACTGTCATCGACTAGGTCGAAACAAGCTTTTCTTATTTCTTCTTTCGACATCGAATAAATCCTTAAGTTCTTTTTCTTTCCGATGCGCTTCGATTTCCCAAGGGCGGTCGTCATATGGCATATCCCAACTATAAACTTCTTTTGCAAATCTCACTTCGTGTACCCACTTGTAAACCATACGGTTTGAAACGTATTGCCAGACGTGAACCATCTCATGCAATATTGTGCTAATCATATCTTCGAGGGGAAGTGATACATCGATGCGGATCGTAAACTCACGATCTCCTTCATCCATACAGTCGCCGTAAACTCCTTGCTTGTCTGCTAACTTGCGTATCGTTCTAATATTTATATACACAGGCTTACGGATACGCGAAAGCATTTGAGAAGCAGCAAAATGGATTGCAGCCTCAATGGCACGTTTACGATACCTTGCACACTTATTTTCAAATTCTATTACAATCATAATAGTATTCTATACTATGTTATGAGTAATGTAAACTAGTTTTTTGTACGTACTTCAACATTTTCTGGGAGGGGGATTTTAGCATTGGGATGCTTGTGATATAAAATAAACTGAGTGTCTTTGAACTCATTAAAGATACCATTCCAAATAGGCCGCCAATTATTAATTAGCCTATTGTTATTTGTGTTACCTCTGTCTGATCTTAATACCATGTCTGTATAGCTACGGACGTTAAAATCAAAAATAGAGTCAAACCCATACAAATGGATTTCATCTGCTTTCAATTTATTTGCGGTGTAATGTGTTGCAACATGGCCACAGTTGAAGTTTGTGTATTGTTGGCCTTGAGTTTCCTTTGGTTCAATTTTAGTGTAAGGAGGTAAGACAGTATAAAATTCTTTGATCTGATGAGCAAATTTCAAATAGAAACCTGCATTTTTCTCACAATAAATTTTAGGTCTAAGGCCACAGATCCAGTCACCACCAAGAATAACACTGCCTTCATGTAAAGCTTTACACATCTTAAAGTCAATAATCACAGAAGCATATGTATTATGTACTTCAAACGGAGGCACATTACATGTCATCTTAATACCTTTAGCTGGTTTATACATTCCAGCCATGTCGCCATTACCAATAATATGAGCTACTCTACTCATTCATCATTTTCCTTATTTCATCTTTCCCTTTTTGACCTGTCCAATGCATGATTAAATGATTACTGGGTGCAATGCCATCAAGTAAATCAAGGCGTAAAGTATTATATTTTTTAGGGAGGTCAGTAATATGTATCATCCTTCTCATACCTTCTTTTACGAGAGAATGTAGGACTTCCTGGTCACCAACTACTGGATTTTGTGCAACGGCAGCTGCCCATTCATCAAGGATGTTAGGCTTACTATTAAAAGCAACCACACCAGAGTTATGCCAAGTTTCACCTCTACGCTTAGACCAAGGAGTGTCTTCCACCATTGCTAGCTTGTTTGGTTCGACATAATCAAAGATACCTGAAATATCACCTTTTACATGGCAATCAGTATCTAACCAACATACATTATGTGAGTACTTGGTTGCCATGATCATTGACTTTGGTTTTTTAAACCATCCTTTGTCTTGACTTTTAACTGGAATAGCATCCATAGCCTGTGCAACTTCTGGTGACATGCCAAAGTCAAATACCATAAGAGGAATGTCATTATGTTGTACATAATTTGAATAGAAGAATGGGAGCATCCATTCAGTATTCTTATCACAACCAGTAATGAATAGCTTAGAGTAACTCATAGGTTTCACCATAACTATGTTTTGCTAAACACCCCTTTGTCTTTTGAATAGTACTAAAGGAATCACGTGCTTCAACCGGCCAAGGATAATATTCTTGTAAGAATGGAAACGTATCAACGTGTAAAAATACATCTGTTGGTTTAGCTGCCTTCTTCGCCTGCTCAACGAGCACACGAGCACCTTCAGGAGTAAGGCGATAAGCGTGTGCGCCTGGAAAATACCTTTTAGAAACTAATGGTCCCACGCCAAGGTATGATGGTGTATTATATCTTCCATATGAAGGTTTGCCTAATGATACAACTTTATCAAACATAAAGTCATCAATTGGCTGGACAATATACGCGTCATGTTCAAAAATGGTAAACGTCTCATTGGCCTCAATACATTTATTCCAAAGTGTATAATGAGAAAGGAAAGCCGCAATACAATTTTCCAGTCTAGAATATTCTTCTTGGAATCCAATTGCTTCAATGCCTTCATCAGCAAGCTTAGAATAGACATTAGTATTTTTAGGAGTAATTGCATGGAATGGTAATATGGCCATCCCATTTACCTTACCACTTTTAATACACCGAGTTGCTGCTTGTAGAGACCTTTGAATCTCTTTAATAGTGATGACATAATTTTTCATAATGTGGTTGTGCTCTTTAGACTCTGTCTGGTTGTGTAAAACTTTTTAGTTACACCTATACGTGGAACCAATTGTCTGCACATTAAAGCATCGTTTGGCCAAAGGCCATACTCTTTAACAAGATCAATCATATGCTTTGCACCTTTTGGTGTAATGATATAAGCAGAGTTACCAGCAAGACCTTGTGGTACTTTCATATCATCGATCCATGGGACAGGCATATATTTTTCTTTACTGGAAACAATCTTATCGTGATACAACTTTGCTTTCCTTGTGCAACCTAATGGATTATTGATACCAAGAATATCAAATCCGGTTTCCATTATATCAAAATCTATACGGCTTGTAAATAGGGCATCATGTTCTAAGACTAATGTTGGTTGTCTAGATTTCCAGCACTCCATCCAACATGTATAATGACTTAGAGCACATGCAATTCTAGCTTTTGGATTTGCTGTTTGGTAAGCAGACTTAGTCAATCCGCTGGCAAAATCAACCTCTTCACCAATCCAAGGGTAGTTCCATTCAATGCCAAACTTTTTCATAAGTCCATCAACTTCTGATGGAGTGGCTGCCATGAAATGTGTAAGGTCAAAACTATTATTAACTTTAAAGTTACTGGACCTTACTTCCTGTAGGCCTTTCATAGATTCAGTATGGCCATTAATAGCAATAACATAATTTTTCATATTACACCTTTTGAAGTGCGTATACCAAAGATCCTGCTCGTTTTCCAATAATCGTGTCTGAAAATTCTACCAGACCAGAATCGGCCAACATTTTTTTAAATTCTTTATGTGTTGCTTCCAAAGGATCGTGGATTGAAGCTTTAGAGTGTGCTTCGGAATACTCAATAAACATTTTGCCATTATCGCTTAATTGATTCTTCCAAGTATCTAGAGTCTTCATAGGATCAATACTATGGTCAAATGAATTAGAATAAACAATATCCCACCGGCCAATCCATTCTTCTTTTACATGGGCAAAATCCCATTGGACTGTTCTTTTAAACTGAGTTGCGGTTTCACTAATCTCGGTACCAAGAATTTCTGCGGCTGGATAAAATTCTTCGAAGTAATCCATCTCACCACCGTTACGCGTACCATGACATAGAATAGTTGCTGCAAATGGATGCAACTTACTAATGTGTTTGATGGTGTGCTTTTTTACATAAAGCCAATGGATCTTACGTTTGTTTGCTTTTGTTTGTTCTGCGACATAATGATCGTAATCATCATATTCATAAATCTTCATAGTTTCCACTCCGATTGGGGTAAGTTAGTTATCCGATATAAAGTATCTGCATCATAGTTATCAGCGTTTGATAATTGGATATGGACAAATTTAGTGTCCTTTGTCCTATCATCATTTACACTACGATCTTCTACAAGAGGATTGCTCTTTTTGCCTACGTAGTGGAGGATCTGATTCCAATCGTTATCCATCTCTACATAATTCATGTTTGATACTGTAAGCATAGCATGAAGGTAAGGCTGATCGCACATGTAAAAGTTGCTAAGTCCTTTACCACGGATCAATTGTATATATTCTTCAAATGGAGGGAATTCTTCGCGTATCCTCTTACGAGATTCCTTTGTGTATAAAACCATGCCGGCATTGTATACTTTTAACAGGCCTTGTTCATTACGTGGCATGTCAACACCATATTTTTGTTTGATAGCCTCAGCCCATTTTTCATCAGCGTGGTGATTAATGTGTCCGGTTGATTCGAGTCTACGCTGTGGTTGACGAGGTTCAGTACATAAACCAACTTCACCACCAGTTTTTTCAAATGACTCAAAGATGCTTTCGGTTAGACCATCAACCGCAAATACATCTGCATCAGCATACATAATTGTATCATACTTATCATATGACTCATCGTATATGATTTTAAATTGGCCATAAAAAGATTGATACTTATGACCAATTCCTAAGTTTCGGATCCACTTAGGATTCTTTTCAAATATATGCTCAGCACCAATCCGCTTTGCATATTCTTCCATATTCTTTTTACCAGCTAAAGCACCGTAAGGAATAGTGCCTTCCCAAAACTGATATATCAAATTAGTCAATAGACTTCACCCTTTTTATGTAAACGACGGTATGCTTCAAATTTTGTAATGGTTTCAGATTTATCTGGTGGTGTTTTCCGTAAATGGATAAACACGCCATTTTCACGAGGATTAGGCAAGTAACTGCAATAGCTCCACTTTTGTGGTAAGATATTTTCATCAATAGCTTTAATGTTTGCTAAAACACAAAGACGGTGCATAATACCTTCATCGACAAAAATGCTATCCCCTAGAACTTTCACTTCATGTGGGATGATTTCTTCTCTTAATCTTTTACGGATATGCTTTTCAAGTCTCCAAATAGATCCGGATGCAAATAGGTGTGTATTGTTTGTCCATAGAGGGAACCGTGTTTGGATTCTTTTCCAAGCGTTGTTCCGTATATGATCTGTTAGCATACCAATCCCAGTTTCTTCCGTAAAGATGTTTGGTAAGTTATCCCTTTTAGCAAGGACAATGTCTGGATCAACCATGACAACTACATCATAGTCATCAAACTCTTCGTTAATCATTGCCATTTTATTATTACATAGTGCTTTCTTACCTTGAAATCTAAGTTCAGGCATGAAAGGCTTACCGGTCAATAGCCGGTGTTCAGCTCCGACCATTTCTGCATATTGCTGCATATGCTTTACTGACACCCTGGCTTCTGGTGATAGTACTCCTTCATAATGTTGTAGGATTATATTTTTCATAGCGTGCTCCAAGTATTTTTCGTAGCGCCTGAATCGAAATCAAAGCCAAAGAAATCAATATCATCTTTATACCAGTCTGCTACAATTTGAATAGTCTCTGGAGTATATATGTCTTTATAGGTCCCAGGATTTAAAGCTGTAACATTTCTTGCTCTTGACATAGTAGGAATGTTAAAATACTTACATAGATCTTGGTTGAGTTTTTCAAAGCGAATCATATCGCACTGTAACTTACCATTTTTATCCGTGACATAATCCTTTTGGTTATACCAACCACGGATTGCCCTATGCCACATGTACTCCATATTACCCCATTCAAATCGTTCCTCAAGGAAGTGTTCGAACGAATCAATCTTATGTTTACCAACAGGCTCTTTTTTCTCAACCTCAATTACTTTCTTAGCAAAGAAATAACGAGATACAACACGATCCCAAGGGTTCCGAACAACTGCAAAAGATCCGTAACCATCAACAATTGATCGATTGCAATCCCGCCAACGTGCATGTTCGAATCCATGATGGTCTCCAATCTTATTCATATGATTTAACACATCCTTTGAATAAGCAGGTGACTTATGAACTTCTGGTCCAGCTGGAATAATTTTGTCTGCCAGCATTGGACTACGACGTATAGTCATACCTGCATTCTTAGGGATATGGATAAAAACTTTCTTAAGAAACATATTTCATTAACTCTTCTACATTCTCACCACGGTTAGGCAGTTTGTCTTTCAAGAAAAAGTGTACAAAGTTACACTCTTTAATTCTTTCGTTAGCAGTAAACAAGCCGTTCCATTTCCAATGTAGGTTGTTAACTTTCATCTTTTCTTCCTTGACCCACACGTTTAAAAGCGTTTGGTCAGTAGACCACTTCCATGCACCCATACCATCTACAAAAGGTTTGAACCGTGGACGTGAAAGGAACTGCTTTGGTGTTTCGCCATTCAGATATTTTCCAATCGATTTGTTTAGGACCATAATACCCATATTGTAGAAATCAGCACCACAACCTTTTGGACACTTCCAATCAAACAACTTATTAATAGGCGACATTCCGTATTGCATCCGTGAATAGTTTGCAATCTTACGGATGTATTGTGGTGTGATTGGCATATCTCTTTCTAAAACACCGCCGAAATCAACATCAGTGCCACAAGCGTCGAATATAGAATCACTACAAGTAGGTCGAATCCAAACGTCAGCATCAATAATAGCAACTTGGTCATAAGTCTTAAGATACGTAAAGGCATTTTCTTTTTCATAAATGGGTAAAAAACCACCGTACTTTTCATACGATTCTTTGCTTCGGTTTGTGGTAAATGGATCTGGTCGAATCATAAGAATAGGTGTACGTTGACACTGATAGTCAGCACCAATTCTTTCGGCATATGCTTTTACTGAGGCTGTACAATGGTCATATAGTTTAGACCGTTTTCCCGTGTACACTTGGTAAATTATTTTTTTCATATTCATAATACTCTACGATCTGTTTTGCAATCTCAATTGCCTCTGGACAATTCTTGCGGAAACGATTTTTCTTAGCACCTTCATCAAGGAAATAATATAGATTATCTATAGTCCCGTTATAGTCCTCTAAATTAAAGCCACGACCAGTAGAAACAAGACGTTCCCACTGGCCACGTAAATTTAAAATTGTATCAAAGGATATATTCATAGATACCTTCCCATTTTGCAAATGTTGGAAACTTTCCATTGTCCATGTTATGAGCATGTTCTACAACAATAGACTCTAGTCCTAAACGATCACCGAGTTCTGCATTTTCGATTTTATCTTCTATCCATAACAATCCACTATCACGGTAAGGTTCTAGTACCTCATCCTTGTCAGCACCAGTGTCACAGAAAATAAACTTTTCAAATGCAGTTTCACCAAATAGCTTTTGAGTATTTTGAATACGTAGTTTTTGAGCAGATTCATCCAGTGAAAGAGATGTAATCATATGGAAGACGTAACCGTGTTTACGGTGTAACAAGTCAACGTAGTACATAGCATCTCGAAGAGGAGGTAGAAATCCAATTGCTGCTGACTCATTAAAGAACCGGACAAGTTCTTCCTTACGTTCTTTTGTCAAACCATAACGGATACCTACATCATAACTGTTTGGCACTACTACTTCATTTGCAAAGCCATGTTGTTCGAACCAGGTAGTAAAAGCGTACTCCCAGTTAAGAAGCACTCCGTCGCAGTCTGTCAAGATTACTTTGTTTAGGTTGTTCATCATAAAATTCTTCCTTCATTGTATATCCATATACTACCACATCTGCCTGCTCTTGTAAATACCTTTTTCCACTTTTGCGGATATTTTTATGAGTATTCCAATAGAGCCATGACATCATGCAATGATCAGGGTCATGGAAGAATAAAATGTCAATTAACCAGCATAGGTTAATTTTCTTTTTACGTTTACGTTCATATTGTCTGGCAGAAAAAGTTTGGTTACTTCTTCCACCAGTAACAACATTGAGTAAAACTGATAAGGCTATGAGTACTCTATTAACGTACCGCCGAAATATCGTTAGTTTCCTCTTCAATTTCATCATCATATACTACTTCTCTCAAAAATACTTGGTGTTTAATTTTTTGGTTATCAACCTCGCGGATGCGAAAGTCTTTACCAAGTGAACGATTTTTGTTCCGTCCTTTGTTTTTATTACGTGGATCGAAACGACCATACTTAGCCATTAGATTTTTTCCTGTCCAAACTGTTGTGTATTTTCAACTTCTTCAACTAAGTGACTGTAGCCACCTACATATTTGCTGTGCCAAAAGATTTGTGGCACCGTTCGAACTCCAGGTACGAGTTCTTGTAGTTCCATAAAAACATCAGGATCTTGGATGCTCTTATACGTGTATTTAAATTCATAATCTTCACATAATTTAACTGCTCTTTCGCAGTATGAACACCCAGTGTTTCCGTAAATTGTAATCATGGCTTAGTCTACTCCTAACATTTCTTTTGTCATAATATAATCTCTTACCATACCAGATCTAACAATATCATCCCATCCAAAATTGATGATAGTGAAATCTCTCATCTGTTCGATGATTTTTATGAATTTAAATATACCTTCTTTTTCATCTTCAAATCTAAAATCTGTTTGGCGGTAATCGCCAGAAAAAATGATCTTTGAGTTTTCACCAACTCGTGTAATGACTGAATCCAATTCATGAAACGTTAGGTTTTGCATTTCATCAACTAAGATAATTGAATCATCCCATGTTGCGCCACGGATAAAAGATGTTGACTCAAATAATACCTGCTGCGCGGTTGTAAGTTTACCCCATGATGCTTTATCTGAAAATAATTCAGTACAAATATTTTTATATGGGAGAGTGTACATCTCTTTCTTTTCTTCGGCAGATCCAGGCAAGAAACCAATATCTCTTGTTGGTACCGCAGATCTGATAATAACAACTCTTCGGTATGAACTACTGGATTCAAGCAAAGCTTCAAGTGCCATATACATTGCAATGAATGTTTTACCTGTTCCTGCAGATCCTGCTAGTAGTAAATTGTCTCCATCATCCCAAGCATCAAATGCTTTCTGTTGATTAATTGTAATTGGTTCGAATTCCTCGAGGTCATCGAAACGTACGGATAGCGAATTGTTTTTTCCCATTATGTTTTAATCGTATTGCTTTTTGCTGAACCAGATTTTACGCGGTGTAGTACATCCTTAAATCCATTTGGGACTTTAGAGTGTAATCCTCCAACGCTGCTTACAATTTTTGGTGCTGATGGAACTTGGATTACATTATCCATAGCATTTAAAATCTCTTGTAACTCTTCCCAAGTACAGATGGTATCCCATGTGTCTCCTGTCTTGGTATCTTTCAATGTGTATGATGGCATGTTTCACCTTTAAATGGTCAGCCGATCAGAACCGACTGACCAGCATTACCTCCTATTGCAATTCTAATTGTTTCTCAGTTATATGAGTGACTAAAAATTCTTTCTTTTTCTTTAGTTTCGTAATTAAAGCTTCATCTACATTTTTCCGTTTCTTTAGTTTGTCGATGTAATTATCAAGTTCAATGACGTCTTGATTTAGCCTTTCAAACTGAGCAGTCATGCAATCTCCTTTTATTTTTATAATTATTGCATTAGTTACTTTACGATTAGTTTAGGGAAAGCCTCCTGTACTAGTTTCTTTGTGATGCCTTTTCCGAGCTGCTTCTTATCTTTCATAAGGCATAACACCTCGGCGTCTTTTGGGTGAACAGATTCCAACATGTCGATGAAAATCTTTTCACGCTTTGGTGGTGACATTTGGTCACCAACCAATCCTTTAACGAAGTACTTAAACTTCAAATGCTGTCTATAAAGTGAAGAGGGAGGATTTTCTGCAGGAGCAGGTTCGAACGGTGGTGTCCCAGATGGTAGATTCCATTGAACCAAATCATCATACGCACCACGTAACACATCCTTCAGTGCGCCGGTAGAATAATCCTGGAGTAGTTTAATTTGTTTTGGCCTAGACTTTTCCTTTTCAACCAGTTCTAAAACTTCATATACTTGTCTGGATACCTTATTAACCATCTCAAATAAAATCCTTAATATCATCTATCAGTCTACGGCAACGCTTTTCAATGAGGTATGGTAGGACTTTTGCCTTTTGTTCCCCTCGATCTTGCTTGCTAAACGTATTTATAATTTCTAGTTTTAGATCAGCTGGTGTTTCTGATAAGTCAATAAGCTTTTTATTACGTTGGAAGTTACGGTAAACTTCATCGCCTTGGCACTTAGGATCTTCCATAAGCGCTTCCATTATTGGCTTACGTAATGGAGTCTGACGAGCTTCAGTTACAAACACATCATCACCTGACAACACATTTGGTACACCATCCGATCCATCACCTTTCAGAATAAGCTCTAACAACTGAGTCCTTGGGTTATCTACTTTTATATATTTCTTTGTCATAGGAGAAAACTGTGATACATTGTCATATTTCTGTAGCTGGGCAAAATCTTTATCTGCAGAAACAATCATGACTTTTTCGTATTGGCCAAACTCTTGTGTGTTTTCTACAATCGCAGCAATCACATCATCAGCTTCACAACCATGAACCTTCACAGTTTTATAGGGGAAGTTTTCACCAAGCTCATCCCACACCATGTTAATAATACGGAACACCTCATCCCAATCCATAGTAGACTTAGAACGACCAGACTTACGAGAAGCTTTATAGTTAGGGAATGCTTTATAACGCCAGTTACCACCAGCATCACCAGCAATTACCATTTCACCAAACTCTTTGTGGAACCGTGAACGATACATACGGATAGAGTTCAAAATCATATGACGGATAAGGTTCTCATCAATTTCTAGTTTTTGTGTTACAACGTTACCAATAGCGATTGCGTTGTAGTCAAGGATAATCATAATATTTCTCCGGTTATCATAATACTATTATAAGCTATTATGCTGTGCTTGTAAACTACTTTATGTGTACCAATGGAATAAAATCGTGGAAAGATATTACACCATGTGTTAGCAGTTCATAAGGAACAATGTCAAATGCTAAGGTAATTCTATATCCTTCATTTTGCCAAAGTGAAGAAATGTGTTCATCTTTACCAGATCTACCAAAAACACATGTACCATTGCGTGATCTGATCTTAATAATTTCATCATCACCTTCCATTTTGTATTGAGTGTTCGAACCAACACGTGGCCCTTCAACATTAACACAATAGAAACCGTGATAAGCATTGTATTTTTCTGGCCAGTGATGATGCCATCCAATATTACTTCCTTGAGCGAACGCGTTTGGCCATGCCCTAATACCATAATGCCCCGGTTCTTTAATTAATTCTTTTGATAAAGCTTGTAACCTATAGTATACCTTTGAAAGTTCGATTAAAGGAAAGGCAAATAAATTGTAATGTCCATGATAGTAAGATGACTTACATCCGTAGCTGTTATCACCGTCAACATCTGGAAAGTTTCCTTCAATTGAGGGTATAATAACCTCTGTCAATCTATTGTATAACTCAGCGTTATCGATTTCTGACCAGTTGGAAGTCCACAAATAATCTTCTACAACTGTTTCGTAATATTTTTCACTACCTTTGGGGTCATGTATCTTCATCGTCAATATCCAATAAAACGTGTTTCCTATGTATTTTGCCACCAATGAATGCATTATAGTATTCATCTGGTTTCAATAAAACATCATACTCAAATTGATATTTCATTTCGTAATAAGAGCACTCACCTTTTGTTCTACATAACTTCAAGATTTCTCGAGTGTAGTTGTCAGCACCCTTTTGCTCTACAAGTTCTTGTACTTCTTTACTTGAACCAAAGTACTTTCTCCAATCTGACTCAGTACGTGTTCTAACTCTCCGTTTCCGAGTTTTTGTTTTTGGAAGTATCTTTGGCTTCCAGAAAAACTTTTTACCGATATACTTCATACCAGTATCATTTTCTGTAATCATATAAACGAATCCCTGATACTCTTCAGGTGTCTCGTCAAATAGTTTTCCATTATAATGCCACATAAAAAAATAGCCCCTTTCGAGGCTATTTATTAATCATCTATTTGCTCGAAGTCTGTGCCTTCACCGCACATTGGACAGGTGGTTGGTTCTTCATCGCCTTCCATCACTATCACTTTTACTACACAGTCGCACACTTCACATTCTGTCCAGTAGGTTTCTTCCATTTATGCCTCACATACTGCACAACTCATAATATCACGTACTAATTCTTGTGCAGGATTTGCTGATCGTTGATAGTAGAATGTTTTAACGCCAAGTCTCCAACCTTCGATAAGCAATGCATTGACATCCTTCGTAGGTACATCTGGATGAATCATCAGGTTGAGTGACTGAGCTTGATCTATATATTTCTGACGTGCGGCAGCTTGTTGAACAACGGAAATAGGTGTAATTTCTGAAAACGTTTTGAATACATCCTTTTCATCCTGAGTTAAGAAATCAAGGTGTTGTACAGAACCACCACGGATCAATACAGATTCCCATGTTTCAAAATCATCCTTATCTTTTTCAGCAAGTAAAGCTTTTAAGAATGGATTCTTATATGTGAACTTACCTTTTGCCAAATCCTTTGTGAAATAGTTAGAGGCCAACGGTTCAATTGATGGTGATACCTGGCCGAGGATAAATGATGAACTGGTGGTAGGTGCAATAGCTGAACGAGTCAAGTTACGTTGGCCATAGCCCAACATACCTGATGGTTCACCATATTCCACAGCTAGTTCCTTTGTGGCAATTAATGAGTGGTCATCAATATGCTTAGCAATTTTAATAGTTTCCATTTGTGCCAGTAGACTTTCAAACGGAATCATTTTTGATTGTAGGTATGAGTGCCAACCAAGAATACCAAGACCCAATGCTCTCCAACGACGAGCAAAGTTATGTGAAGACTCCATGAATGGAATGCCTTCTGTCTTATCGATATATTCTTCCATAACAGCATCAAGGAAATAAATCATTGTTTCAACCGCATCAGTATTTTGCCACTCATCAAATGTAAGTGCGTTCATTGATGCTAGGTTACAAACAAATGATTCGTCTGTGCTTGAAGGTAGTGCAATTTCTGAGCATAAGTTAGATGCCCAAATCTTTTTACCACTATCACGTAATGCACGTGGTGAGTTATTGTTTACGGTATCACTAAAGAAAATATATGGATAACCTGATTCACGACGTTTACGCAGAACACGGGCCCACACATTACGCTTATCAGCATCACCATCAATCATTTCTTGCATAAACTTATCAGATACACAAACCCCTAGTGACAAGTTTTGGATTGAGGAACCTTCTTCACGAGACTCAAGGAACTCCATAATATCAGGTGATTCAATGTCCAAGTACACTGCCATTGAGCCACGACGGACATTACCTTGACTAATAATGTCCACAGTTGTTTCAAACATATTCGCATAATGAACCGGCCCATCTGCTTTCCCACCTGTATTAATCGGTGTCCCGCGTGGACGGATCGCGCCTAGGTACGCAGACGTTCCCGCACCCATCTTGGTTTGCATACCAACTTCACCGACTTTACCTAGAATAGATTCAATTGAATCCTCGATAAAGACACCATTACAAGAAATAGGCAAACCTTTTTTAGTACCAAAGTTTGACCAAACAGGAGAAGATAAAGAATAAAAGCCTCGACTCATATAATGATAAAACTTATCGCCAAAACCTTCAATGTCTAAAATACGTTCAGCTGTTTTGGCAATTTCTCGGACTCGTTCCTCGACAGTCATGTTTCCGTCAATGTAGCCTCGAGATAAGAATAGGCGGGATTCTTCATTGGCCCACCACCAATTTTGAGTTGTGTCAATCATTCTCTTTCCTTAAAATAAATCGTCTGCTGTAATGCCTTTACCTTTAGCATATTCAACTGGCCGCTTCTGGAAGAAGTCAGTCATATTAGCACCAAGTAGTTCTTCATCAAACCAATATGTCTGATTAATATGGTGCTGGTCGTAATAAATTTTGCTGGAATCAAATCCAATTTGGTCGATCGAGTCTTTCATCCGTTTAGCAATAAAGCTCTTGAGAATGGAGCTTGAGAGGCCCTCAGATGAATACCCGTTCATTATCCAATCGATTACCTTAGATTCGGCTACCAAAGATTCTATACACTCTTCTTGGATACGTTCAACCAGTTCATCGTCAAACAATTCAGGATATTCTTCACGGAGAGTATTGATAAACTTAATGCCAACCTGAGCATGAAGCATCTCTTCGTTACGAGTGTATTGTACCTGTTGTGCACAGTCTTTCAGTACCGCCTTGTTACGGTTAAAGTGCATGATGATATAGAACTGGCTAAACAACGATACATTTTCTACAAACAAAGTAAATAGGATGATTGAGTAGATGTATTGTTTCCTGTCATCACTATATGTTTTGTCTAGGTATTTACGAAGGTAGTTAACACGTCCTTTAATTACTTCTTCTTCTAAGTTCTTTTCAAATACGTGTGTGAGGTGTAGTACGTCAAGTAATTTTTCATATGCCAGGTTATGGATAACTTCTGAGTTAGCCATTGCAAATCCTAAGTCACGAATTGATGGGTGTGGCATACGGTCCCCGATGTTTGCCCAGAACGTTTTCACTGCTACTTCAATTTGACCAATAGCAGACAAAGCACGGACAATAACTTCCTGCTCTTCTTCTGTTAGGTCTGTTTTAAATTGAGAATAGTCTGAACGGAAGTTAAATTCATCTGGTGTCCAGAAGCCTTGCCATATGGCATCGATGAATTGTTTTGTCCAAGGGTATAGATCGGGCTTTCGTGAAATCTGTTCTTCGAAAAGCATTTTTCCTCCAAAATAGGCGTAAGAAAGCCTGACCATAGAAATCGTTTCTATGGCACTATGCTTGATTGTTGTTGATTAATTACAGTAAGATTATATATAAGAACGCGATTTTAGTAAACCATCTTTGTTACAAAATATGTAAAATATTTCAATAAAAAAACTACATATAGCTGGTTTACAAATCGGGAAAACCTGGTATAATAAATCTACTGATTTTCTGGAGTGGGTGGAGTAGGCTCTTCTGGAGTTAGTGCTTCTTCGTAATAAGCAATAATCGCTTGCTGATCTTTTACGTAACGACGTAATTCAGCGATGCCTATAGCTAGATTCTCATAACCTTTTGGAGTTATAACAAACATGACAGTGTTGCCAGTTTTAGAATCAATTTCTGCGATCTTTTCTTCAAGATTTTCTTCAGTAATCACAAACCAATCGACAGGCGGGAACTGAACAGCCTTAGGCCGTTCCTGAATAGGAATAGATTGTTCTTGGTACTCAGTCGTTACTACTACTTCCGGTTCCGGTGTCCTCCCCAGACACCCCATCAGTAGGAGTGGGCTCATTAGAAGGAGGGGTAGTTTCATCTTCGATACGACTGATGAGTTTGTTAACTGCGGCATTAACTCTATCCTCAAGTCCTTGTGCATTTGTCAGGGCCTCCATTGTCAAGTCAATCTTAGCGAACACGCCTCTTAACTTGTCTAGGTGTTCCTGTGATTGTTGCAATCTTTTAGTAAGATCTTTGTTTAATTGTTCATTCTTTTTTGCGTCAGCCGCCATTTTCTCTACAGTGTTTTGTAGTGTTTCAGCTGCTGTTTTTAATTTAACATTATTTTCACGTAAGGTGTTCATTGTTTCTTGTGACCACATATAGTAAGAGTATCCAGCGTAACCTACGCCAGACATTAGTGATACCAGAAATAGAAACAAATATACCTTAGCCATTTTCTTCCATATGCTTTCTAAAGCGTTTTAGTAGAACCATTTGTTTTTTGCGTCTACGGTCAGTAACATTTTTTGGTTTAAACCGAGGACCCATTGCGGTATCCGCTGGACTAGGAATGGAAGCAGTACTAACAGCTGCAGCATCTTCATTAACACTGTTCTTTTCAGATTTTTCTGCAGCGCGTTTACGTTCTTCTTCAGTCATTGGACGTATATCTTTTTTCATAAGATTAACTC